ATAATTAAGCTAATACGTATATAATACGCTTATTAACTTAAAAGTAAATAGTAAATATAAAAGTTAATAAAAAGTATATAAGCTTATAACCTAAAGTTATAAGGGGCTACCCCCCTTATAGCGTGCCTGCACCCTCCCACCCACCCATGTAGGATTTTAAGTCACATTTAAGTACAGATTTACTTTTCCCTACATACCTTATATCATAAGACACTAAAGAAGATGTTGCAAAAATTTTTTTGCAAAATTTTTTTACTTTTGAATTATGGCAGTAGTAGGCAACAAAGAACTAAATAAAATGAGGGAGAGATACAACCTCAATAAATATAATTTTGACTACAATTTTCCTCAAGGTGGAATAGTAGAAAACACACCTGCCCCAACAGACGGAAGAGCTTTATCAGATAATGATAGATCATTGCTCCAAGGCATCGCACAGTTCTTGGACTATAACAGTAATCCCAATAATCCACCAATCATGGCAGGTGCCAGCATACCTAAACCAGTAATAGAATTTGTTATGGATGCGGTTCTTGGTTCAAGAAAAAAAGATTTACCTTCCCGAGCAACAACTCCAAAGAAAGGAGAGGTAGGGGCATCACGACAACCTGGAGGATTTATTGTCACCGACTCAACAGAAGATGCAAGAACATATGCTAAACTAGGTTCTGGTTCAGAGATAAATCCAGATTACGGTCAATATTACGACGTCATGGTAAACCCAGAAGGAATTATAGACGTACGGAATATTGACAGACCTACTAGAGAAATGTTAAAACAAATGATGGGAACAAAACCACTAGACTATAGAGCAACAGGTGATCAAAGAACAGCACGTGATATATTAACTTTTTTAGACTTTCCCTCAGAAACTTATGTCCCTAACCTATTCTCTAAAAATATGGCAGATGCTTTAAAAAGACAAGGAATAGGTGGGCTACTGTTTAAACTAGAAGGAGGCACAGGACTTATGCCTACTCCCACTAGAGGAATAATTGGCTACCAAAAACCTGTCTACCTTACACCACTTTCAAAAACTCAAAATATAAAACGACAACAAGAAGCTGCAGCAGAACTGATAAAACCAGAATTTACAGTGGAAGAATTGTTAAAAAGATCTAGGAAATCAAGGCAAAGATTATTAGATGAAAATACTCCTAAACACAAATTCGACAAAACTCTAAAACTGAAAGAAGCTGATGAGGTACTTAAAGACTCAGAACGTAAAGTATCTATGGAAGAATACAAAAGACTAAAGAAACTCAGGGATAAACTTGATCCCGAAGATTAACGTGAATGTACGACATGACCATGTTTGAAATAGAGTTAAACGACTTCTATATACAGTTTATCGGTTTCTTATTGACCATGCTTCTTGGTCTAGCTGTAAAAGATTACGCAGTAAGTTTTATGAAAGGTCTATTCTTTAGATTATTTTCACCGTTTGATGAAGGTGATAAAGTATTACTAGAAGACCAAACTGCAATGATAATAAAAATAGGTTTAAATCAAACTGTCTTTGGTGTATATGGTGAAGAAGGTTATACATGGAGATACGTACCGAACGAGAGAATACCTTACTTAAAATTAGAGAAAGTTGTTGATAGCGAATTACACGCAGACACAGCTGATGAAAAAGCAGATAAAATCCGTAAGATATTGAATAAAGAATAATGAGCGAAGAACGTTTTAATAATTCTGGACCCTATATGATTGCAGGTCATGGACCTCAATCTTGGCGAGATAGAGTAAGAAGTTTTGCTCTTAATAAATTCGGTCCTACTGGAAAACGCTTTGCCGAAGGTATGATTGGCATGAGTGAAGAAGATAAACTTCAGAGATATCTAGACAGAACTTATGGATATGCTAATGCACCAGCTGAAGCATATTTAGCAGGTAGACCTTTTTCTGACTTGTTAAAATATGGCGTGGCTGATTTTGGTTTAATAGATACAGGTTTGAGTGCCATGACTCTTGGAACATCTGTCTTGCCGAGAGGTGTAGGTACTGCTGCTGCTCTTGCTGAAAGTGGATTATTAGCTGGTGATGCATACGGTGAATATCAAAAAGGTAATAATTTAACTGCAGGGATCATGGGCGCATTAGCAGGATCCCCTCTACTTTTAAGATATTTTGCAGACAGATTAGGCAAAAAAACTCCACCTAAAGAAATGCGTCAGATGGAGATGGATTTTCCTGATTTAAAAAGAAGAAGATTTTCTCAAGGTGTTGGTGTAGGGATAGCAGGTGCAGGAGTTTTAGCAATGGCTCCTGGAGCAACTATGAGAAAAGTTCTTGCTCCTGCTAAGGTTGCTGGTAAAGCAGCAGCAAGCATACCTAATGTTAGCAAAAGATTTTATATGATGAGAGCGTTAAAAGATGCTCTAGGTGACATTGATTATACTAAAGGAATTTTAGGTGAAATGGAACGTCTAGGTGGACTAAACCATAAAGAAGCATTAAACCAAGTTTTTAAAGTGCCAGAGAACCAAGTTGATAGAATTATTATAGAAGGTCAAACCAACCCTGACTTTTTAGCAAGATATAAAGACGTCCCAGGATATCAAACTGCAGATGATTGGATAAACATGAAATATGAATATGAACTTTATGACACTTTTGATGACCTAGCAAGACTGGATAAACAAGTAAGTTTTGAAGAATTCAATAAAGTTTTTGATGCAAAAGCTGCTGAAATGAAAATGCCTTTTAAACCGAGAACACAAGCAGAAGTAACAGACATGTTAAGCAACGAAGCAGATTTATATATTTGGAACTCACCAGAATTTAGACAAGCAGCATTTAAACAATATAAAGTGATAGAAACTATAGCAGACGATCCAGCTGCATTTGGAGCAAAAGAGTTAGAAACTATCACAAAAAGAATGCAAGAAGTCTACCCTAAAGGACACTTTGACGAGAAGACTGGTAAGGGTGCTAAAGAAATATATTCTAACTACACTAAGGAACTTGACGATGAATACTACAGTCTGTTAAACAAAGCTCAGCAACAAGCAATCGAACTCATGGATAATCCCTCTAAATATGGTATTGACTATTTAGACAACATGATGAAACAATTACAAGATAGTGATCTAGAAAAACTAGACAAAAATCCCTTCTTGATAAGCACCATACCATGAGCAAGTACGATCTAAATGATCTTCCTGAGGATGTGCTCAAAGAACATTTACAGCTTACCGAAAGACTTAAAGAAATTGAACGAGTAGATACTTGTCAAAATAATTTTCTAGAGTTTGTAAAATCACAATGGCCAGGATTTATAGAAGGTGCTCATCATGTAAAAATGGCAGAAGCATTTGACCGTATAGCTAAAGGCAAAATAAAAAGGTTAATTATAAACATGCCTCCTCGTCATACAAAGTCAGAGTTTGCTTCTCACTTTTTTCCTGCTTATTTAGTAGGTCGTAATCCAAGTTTAAAAATACTGCAAGCAACACACACGGCAGACTTAGCAGTAAAGTTTGGTAGAAAGATTCGTGACTTAATTGACACAGATGATTATAAAACAGTTTTTCCAGATGTAAGTTTAAACCCTGACTCAAAAGCTGCAGGTAAATGGGAAACTCAAGATACTCGTGACAGTAAAAAACGTGGAGAATATTATGCGGTGGGAACTGGTGGTGCGTTAGCAGGTCGTGGTGCGGATCTATTTATTATCGATGACCCTCACTCAGAGCAAGATGCATTATCAAAAGTTGCGTTAGAAGATACTTACGAATGGTACACTTCTGGACCAAGGCAACGTCTACAACCTGGAGGAGCCATCGTTATAGTAATGACAAGATGGAACGTCAATGACTTAACAGGTAGATTATTAAAAGACTCAGCTCGTGATCCTAAAGCAGATCAATGGGAAGTTATCGAGCTACCTGCTATTCTACCTAGTGGTAAAGCACTTTGGCCAGAGTATTGGCAAATAGAAGAACTAGAAAGTGTAAAAGCATCTTTACGAGGTGGACCTAAGTGGCACGCACAATATATGCAGAATCCTTCAAGTGAAGAAGGTGCACTTATAAAAAGAGAATGGTGGAAAGAGTGGCCACACCCTAAACCACCACAGTGTGATTATATTATACAAAGTTATGATACAGCTTTCCTAAAAAGAGAACTTAGTGACTACTCAGCTATTACAACATGGGGAGTATTTTATCCAGAAGGTAGATTAGGTGGTGATGAAATTTATAGTGGTAATAGCCCACACATAATTTTATTAGATGTTGTAAAAGGTAAATACACTTTCCCTGAATTAAAATCTGTAGCACTTGATCAATATAAACATTGGGAACCTGACGTCACCATCATAGAAGCAAAAGCAAGTGGACTACCCCTTACTCAAGAATTAAGAAATATAGGTATCCCTGTACAAAACTTCACTCCGTCAAAAGGAAACGATAAAGTTGCAAGAGTCAACGCATGTGCACCGTTATTTGAAAGTGGTATGGTATGGCATCCTGATACTAAATGGGCAACTGATGTAATAGAAGAATGTGCAGCTTTTCCTGCAGGTGACCATGACGATTTAGTAGACTCAACAACACAAGCATTGATGAGATTTAGGCAAGGTGGTTTTGTACAACTTCCATCAGATTATGAAGAAGAAGTACTATATCGCAAGAAAATAAGTTATTATTAACGCTTCTAAATTACAAATATGGCTATAGAACGACAAAGATATCCCAACCCACCAAAATTACAGGAACCAGGGATAGAAGAAGAAATAAATGTAATAGTGGAGGAGGAAGCAGAACCTACCACGGATTTTCAAATGGGACCAGACGGTCAAATGATCGCAGTCACAGAACAAGAAAGTATACAAACTAATTTTGAAATTAATTTAACCGAAGTCTTGGATGAAAGATACTTAGGGGAACTCACCTCTGAGTTAATGTCTTCGTACGAAGAAGATAAATCTTCCAGAGAGGAGTGGCTTGATGGTTTTTCTAAAGGTTTAGATTTACTCGGCATAAAAGCCGAAGATCGAGATCAGCCGTTCGCTGGAGCCTCTGGTGTCACTCATCCATTGCTGTCCGAAGCGACAACACAGTTCCAAGCGCAAGCATATAAGGAGTTATTACCTCCGAATGGACCAGTGAGTACCAAAGTCGTGGGGGAAGAGACGCCAGAGAGCGTATCACAAGCGAACAGAGTAAAAGAATTTATGAACTATCAGATAACAGAAGTCATGGAAGACTATGACCCAGAGATGGATTCACTGTTATTTCACCTACCATTATCTGGATCAGCGTTTAAAAAAGTATATTATGACTCGATTTTAGAAAGACCTGCTGCTGTTTTCGTAAAAGCAGAGGATTTAGTGGTAAGTTATGACACTACTAACCTAGAAACTAGCCCTAGAATCACCCATTGTGTACATATGACAGGCAATGATGTCCGTAAAATGCAACTTTCAGGAGTATATAGGGATATTGAGCTCGGTGGAGCTTCACCAAGTGAGTATAATGAGGCTCAAGAGAAGATAGACGAGCTACAAGGTCTGTCAAAACCTGCTTCTGACTACAATAATTACAAAATTTTAGAGTTTCATGTTGATTTAGAGCTTGATGGTATAGATGAATATGAGATAGCAGTACCATATATCGTCACTATTTTAGAAGATACAGGTGATGTACTCGCTATTAGACGTAATTGGAACCCTGAAGACACGAGTTTTAAGAAAAAAGAGTATTTTGTACACTATAAATTCCTTCCAGGACTCGGATTTTACGGTTTTGGGCTAATTCACATGATTGGAGGGCTAACTAAGTCAGCTACAGCTATTTTAAGGCAATTAATTGACGCTGGAACACTCTCAAACCTACCAGCTGGGTTTAAAGCCAGAGGTATGAGGATACAAGGTGAAGATGAGCCACTAAGTCCAGGAGAATTTAGAGATGTTGATGTTCCAGGAGGAGCAATACGTGATGCATTGATGCCTTTGCCGTATAAAGAGCCATCTAACGTGTTAGGTCAGTTATTAACAGTACTTATTGACTCTGGTAGAAGGTTTGCAAGTATAGCAGACATGCAAGTTGGTGATATAGGTAGTCAACAACTACCAGTAGGTACAACTGTAGCTATGTTAGAGCGTGGTACAAAGGTTATGTCAGCTATACATAAACGTTTACACTTTGCTCAAAAGAAAGAATTTAGATTACTGGCTGGAGTTTTCTCTAGATCACTACCCCCATCGTA